ATGCGATCCCAGGCTTTCCAGTCCGGGATGTACCAAAGATAAATAGCCTTGGTCACCTTCAGAAACTTCTCCGACTTGATCGAAGGGTTGTTCCCGGAATAAACCAGGTTGAGTCCTGCCATTGCCTCCCAGGGTGAAGTGGCGATATGCCAGCCCATGAAATTGGATGCGTAGTAGCAACCACCGGGCCGGGTCAAGGATGCCTTGACTGACGATGGTATTTCTTTTTCCGCTAGTGTCATAATATTATTCTCCTTTCTAATTTGTTTAGGTTTTGTTTTCTGAACCTGTCTCATCAGTACCTGGAGGTTATCCCAGGCAGACTCCGTTAGGAGTTTCGACTTAAGCGACCCAGGACGGGGGGTTCTTTCCGAACCATCCCATCTTTTGGATTTGCGCCTTGGTAGGCTTGTTCTTGAGAATCCTGAATCTCTTCAGTCTTTCTTCAAAGGTAGACTCAGGGGTGTAAGCCCATGAATGTTTGGTGGATGAGGTAACCTCACCGCCTGGTGAGTACCATGTTAGTCTGTAAGCCTTACGGCTTTTGATATAACGGGCTTTGTAGAACAGGCCCGTGCTGTTTTTCTTTAAGTAAAGAGTGCCTTTCATGTGACTAATATAACATAGTCACTTTTAGAATTTGTTAGGAACAGGCCAATTCTAGCACTTACAAAAAATTACACACTTGTATAACAGTGTAAAAAAAAATGAAAAAAAAGCTTGGAGGGGTTTTTGCGTTTTTAGAACTCTGTTAGATTATTGATCAATAGGATGAGTTCCGTTGTATAGTTTCGACATCACTTTATCCATGTCTAATTCAAGCATTGAGATTTTAAGATTCTGTTTTACGTCATCGGGAAGAGAGCCGCTTCCCCATTTTCCGGCAGGCCAATCACGTACAAAGATTGAATGTTTCTCAACGTCCTTTGCCATCATTTGAATTTGAAAATCATTGTGCTGGACAGAGCTTTGCAAGTTCGATGCCCACCAAACAATGCCTCCTGCCTGAACAGCAAGGCCGACAAAAAGAGATATTATAAATTTAGGATCTATCCCCTTTTCCTTTATACCATCAGACATGACTAACCCTCCGGGACTCTTCCTGGCCCTCCAAATATTGGGAGGTTGTCCCGTAGAGTACCTTTAATCCTTTTCTTAGTCTTAGGAGTAGGTCTTCTGTATTCAGGAATAGGCATCCTAACTACAGGCTTCTTTTTCTTAGGCTTCTTCTTAGTTGCGGGCTTCTTCTTATCGTAAGTGGTCAGTTTTCTGGTGTGGGTAGAATGCTTTGGATTGTCAGTCCCTCTATAACCATACCGAGGCAAAGGTTCCTCTTCCACCCTTGTCTCCTTCATCATTAACCGCCTCTCTGGTGTCTCCTTCATCATTAACCGCCTTTTTGGCGTTTTAATTCCTCCAGCTATTATTCCGGTCACCCCGGCGGCAAGCATCTCTTTATATTTATTCTTTGGATCAGCCATATCTATTAATCATTTGATAAAGATAGACTCAATTATAGTCCGACTCAACTATTGGCTTCTTCTTTTCCTCGTAAAGATCACCCATGTCCTGAAGCTCACAGGCCATTGCTGAAGCGATTACATCATCATCATGGTTACCGGGTGACGCTTGGGGCTTGCCTGTTTTATCCCTCACAAAGGTTTGAAGCTGAGAGGATATTTGAGGACAAGGGATTACAATCCCCTCCTCTTTCGCCCTTATAGCATCCGCCAGGGCGCTTATAATTAGTTCCCTGCTCTTCTGATCCGTGGACCACCCTATCTTTCTTAGGGTTTGTTTTGAAACATCATCATAAACCTTCCTTCTCCACAACCTGACCCCTGCCCCTTTTAATGGAGCTACCCAGGCGAGTCCTGAGTTATTAATTTCCAGAACCACTATGCACTCCCCCGCCCACTTGCTTAATAAAGCGGTCTTTACACAGCCTGGAGTAGGATCATCCTGGTTATCCGGCATTGCCCTGGCGATAAGTTTAAGGGGATGATAAGTGTTATCTTTGTCCTTATAGGGGCATCTCCACAAAAGAATAGAGTTCCGGTCCTGTTTATTATTTCCTGAAGTGACTTCCTTCCCGGTCATTGAGTCAACCGTCACCAGGTAATGTTTCCCATGCTCCGGCGCTTCGTCCCACATCTGAAACTCAGCCTCGCTCTTTGCACATTCCTCAAAGGTAATCTTACCCTCCTTTTCAATGAGCCTTCCATTTTTCCTCTTAGGAGCAATGATTCTAACATTACTCGATACATGAATAAGTCCCTCCATGTCGAACCTGGGAGAACCAGACACCAGGAAGCACCTTTCCTCACTCTCCAGGAACTCCTGCTGGAATATTTCCTCGGACCCTCCCAGCTTCCCGTCAATGGTTATGCGCCTCCATTTAAGCCTTTCTGCGGTGATTTTCTCCTCCCCCTGCTCCGCTATGACCCTTTTTTCCTCCATACTTAGGGATCCCAGTATGTCTTCAAACTCTTTCTGGCTATGAATATCCATCTGGTATTCAGGAACATCATACCAGCCAGTCACAATTTTCACCATTCCATTGCCTCTTTTCCCTGCCTGCCATTCCTCCAGGGTCACTGCCCCTTCCTGCGCTCCTCCGCTGGCGGCATCGGGGTCCCCGGTAATCATTTTGGAAAAATAATTAACTCCGTCCGGGGTAGACTCATCCATCCCTAGAGTTCCGGGAGCATCAGCAAGTCCAGCCTTAAGCTGGGGCATAATAACACTCGCATCTTTAGCCGCTCCCTGTTTTCCGAACTTAGCCGTTTCGCTACTGCCCACAACAGTCCAAGTGCCTCCGACTCCGGGCGCTTTTGATTCGGCTGAAGAGGTATATCGCACTGACCTGTTACTGGCTTCAGCCCTTCTATCAAACAAATCAAACTCATTACCCCATGGAAATGGATCAAATTCCGCGTAGGTTTTAATCATGTTCCGGTGATAGGCGTTGGTGGCATTTGTGTCCGTCACCCAGATCGCCCTGGTTAGTCTTGTTCTGAGCCACCAGTAGACGATCCAATTCAGGACGGTTGAGCTTCCTGCCTGCCTGGGCTTGAGGACAAGCATTCTCAAAGGGAGTTTATTGTCCGTGAAATATAAAACCGTCTCAAATATTTTTCTCTGAAGGTAGGTAGGGTTAGGCGAAATGATGTTGCCATTTTTATCAACAATCTTTGCCAGTGTTTTAAACCCTTGCTCGAAGCCATTTATAGAGAACTCAGCCTTACCCTTATCCGTTATAACTTTTTCACCTATTTCAATGCCTTTAGTGTCCATAATGAGTCATAAAATAAAGGTTGAGTCTTGATTTGCACGAGTTTATTTTTAGCTTATGTTAACTAACGAATCAGCGGGAGCTGAAAAAAGCAGTGACTCTGCGGGAGCAGACTCAGAACAAGACATAGATTTTCAGGTAAACGATGATGGATCGGTTGATCTTTTTGATGCGGGAGCACCAGAAGAGGCCCAATCCACCGAGGAACAGCCTGACGAGAATGGAGAATTAGATTCCCGAACTCAGGGAATACTAGATTCCGGTAGAACACGAATCAAGAATCTACCTGAAGCCGACCGATTATTAGTCGCCTACGCATCCGCGCACAATATAAGTTTGTCAGACGCGCAATCGCAGTTAGGAGGCAATCAACAACAGGCCCAGGCGGAAACTGTCCAGGATGCCCCAGCCAGCAGTGCAGAGCAGGCCATCGAGGGTATCAATACACAAATCACTGACATCGACAAACAAATCAGTGAATTGCGGGCGGAAGGTGAACTTGAGCAGGCAGACGCATTACTGCAAAAGCGTTTTGATCTGCAAGAGCAACGCATCAACGCTCAGATGGACATTCGTGAAGCCCAACAAACTGCCACGGCTGAAGAGCAGCAACAGTTTACCAGGAGTTGGGACAGTGCGGCTGATAAAGCACTCGACCTCTACCCGGATCTTTCGGACGAGAATAGTGAACTGTTTAACTTGGTGCAAGACAAGTATGACGCACTTAAAGCCGCTAACGATCCTTCTCTACAAAATGCCGATTGGCCGTTTCAGGCGGCGGCAGTGGCGGCGGCAGAGCTTGGTTTAGCAAGCACAAATGCCCAGCCCGCAACGCAACCTGATAATCCTTTCGGTAATCGCCGCCGTCCAACCAACGCAACTCCTACGAGTGGAAGCCGCACTGCAAACAGTGGGCCACCAATGGGAATGCCTGGGGCGGTTGACCTTTCTAGAATGAGTGCAGACCAAGGCATGGAGCTTCTTAAGAAGATTGGCCGAGGTTTGCATGAAGAATAATCACAGCCGTTAGCATTGACTCAGTCATTGTCTAGGGGCTGAAACTACAACCCAAATATAAAAAATAAAAGACAATGGCTGATATAAGTCCAACTACAGCTACATCTACATTTACAGATGTGGCAAATGCTAGAGCAAAGGTCTGGAAGGAAACTTTCAAACGCTTTGCCCAGACGACTGACGTTCTTTCCCCCCTTGAGGGACCGGAAGGAAGCGGTGCGTCTATTTCAGTCCGCAATGACCTTAAAGGTCGGCGCGGAGATAGGATCGAGTTTACTGCCTCTTCCGAATTAGGAGAGTTTGGTCAACTTGGTGAAGGAATACTTAAAGGTAATGAGGAGAGCTTAAAGTTTTCAGGTACTACCTGCACTCTTGAGTTCAAGCGTCACGCGACTGCTCTTACTGAGAGTTTGAAGAAGAAAATGGCTGGTGGCCACACACTGGAGTCTCTCTCAGCAGAGGTTCTTGGTAACCACTTTGGCCAGTGGAAGCAAAGAGATGCGCTTCGCAGATTGATTGATGGTGTCCGTGGAAAAGGAACAACGGCTAAACAGCTCACTGATTCTATTGACCAGGCTCTTATTGGAAACGACAAGAACACCATTAACGATATTGTAGGAACTGACACCCTCAGTGCTGACAGAATCACTGACATTGTAACTACAGCCGCCTGGAATGGTGTTGAGCCTGCTAGAATATCCAATAACGGATATCAGTCTAGCCAGGATACTCACCACTATTGCCTGCTTGCTGACACTCAGTTACTTCGTCCTGTATTCAGGTCTTCCGCTTACCTCAACCAGGTAGCAAATACACCTGGCGGACAAAAGGATGTTCTCTTCAACGGTCAAATGAAGGACTATGATGGAACTAAGATCCTCAACATGAGGTCTTCTTATGGAGACGTTGACGGACCTATTGGTTCTCCATTAGCTCCATGTGCAAGAATCCATACAGCAGGAACAGGTGCGGATAACTTTGATCTTAAAGGTAGACAGTTTAGTGCCGATGGTGCTGGTCTTCCTAAGTACTTCATCGACTTCCCAGGATTCGATTATCAGTACACTGAAGAGCAAGCCGCTAATAATGATAACAACACTTATTATGTGTTGATTGTTAACCCAAGTGGAACCTTCACATTTGCTAGTTATGGAGACGGTGACAACAACGGTAACTCAATCAAGTTGAGTTCTGATCCAAGTGACAACACTCCTGTATCTGGAACAACAGTTGATAACAATGCTGGCGTTTTCAATGGCTTACTCAGCGATACTATTGAGACAGGTGCATTAGCTTTCCCTGCAAACAAGCATGGTCAGCCTATTGCTTACAGTCTCCTTATGGGTGCTGACGCTCTTATCCGTGGATACGGTGAGGAGATGAGCCTTAAGACTGACAGTGATGATTACGGATTCCGTAAAGGAATCGGTTATCAGGCAATGTTTGGTGACAATGTTTGGACCGACCGTAATGATCGTGTTCGTAACTATGTCCTGGGCATCCACGCCTGGAACCCAATCGGAGCGGGTCTTCCTACTATAACAGGAAGCTAATCCTAAATAATTCCCTAGTGCCAATGGTGGGGGTGGTCTTCGGACTGCTCCTGCCTCGGCACTATTGGAATACAAATAAAGAAAGGCACTAGAGAATGGTCACAAAAAAAAGCACAAAGAAGACAACCAAAAAGAAGGTTGCATATCAAAGGGATAAAAATTTAGAGGTAGCTAAAATCATCGTATCGATAGACGGCTACCAGAGAGAGCCAATTAACTGGCAGGGAGTTATTAACTCCTACACTTTCATTCACGACCCTGTTATGGGGAAGCACATTATAGAGTTTGATACTATAGAGGCTTATGAAAAGGTCAGAGAAGACCTGATTCATAATGTTATGGGTCAATCAGCAAGAGCGACAGTATTCCAGATTCAAATAGTAACCGTTGCCCAGCATGAGAAATTATTAAAAGATAGAGAGGCCGCCAGGAGAGCCAAGGAGAAGAAGCAGGAGGCTATGAGAATTGCCAGGGAGAAAGTTGAGGAGGAAGTGGATGAAGCAGAGAAACAACTTGAGGAGGCCCGTGAAAAACTAGGTGCGGTACAACTCAAATCAACCAGTCTTAATATCGGATGAGAAGATACGAAGTAGCTCAGAGAATGTGGGACTTTATAAGTTCTTCTCCACCTACCGCTGTTGCAGAGGCAACCTATTACACCAATGGAGGTCACAACGCAGAGGTCAGATCCATTGCTGAAGCCTGCAATGCCGCCATTCAGGAGATTACCCACTACGCTCCCAGAGACTTCTGGAAAGAAACTCGATCCGCTGTTCTTCGGCCCCCGGAGAGTGCCGTCATTGATGTGACGGAGGATTCCAAAACTTTCACTAAACTACGAGGAGGCGCATCTTTTAGCGTAACCACGGACAGCTCAAGTAACATTACAGCCACCGCTCATCCAATGTCCGTTGGAGACAGGATCCGTTTCACGGAAGGAACACCACCTACCCTGGAAGGGAAAGGCACTTATTATGTAACAACAACTACGACCAACACTTTTAAAGTTTCGGCCACCAGAGGCGGGTCACCAGTGACTAATACTGGATCAGCTAGTTTCTCCGCTTACAAAGCACTTCCTGAAATTCCCGAAGGATGTTCCATTGAGATAGAAGGAGAAGATGAGGTATTAAGAATTAGTTCCGCCACTGAGGAAGGCTCAAAAACTGTCTCCACTACGGCAAGCGATAATGATATAACCCTGACTGATATTAACGACCTTGATTCGTGGCAATGGGATCTAAAAGTGGGTGACACAGTAAGATTTTCAGGAGCGGCTCCCGGAAATTTTAACCAAAGCACCACTTATTATGTAATAGCCAGAACAAAAACCGGGGCTTATCCCCACACTCACTCAATAAAAATTCGGTTATCTGCATCCGAGGGAGGAGGACAAATTACCCCAAACAGCACGGGGTCATTTAAACTTTATAGGTATGCTGAGAATGAGGATATTAAAGGTACTCTCACTGAGGAATACCTGGGAACCACTGGAACTAAAACCTGCACTGTTTACTACGATGCCGTAAAACTTAACAGCAAAGTAATTCATGTGCTTGGGAGTGTTACCCTGGATGATGAAAGTGTACTAACCCCTTTAATGAACGATGATCAGTCCTCCAGAATGCACCGGGACAGGCTCGATCAAAGCGAAAGGTTTGGCGAATATGGATCAGGATGGGAATTACCCAGTGAGTTGCAGGACAAAAAAGGAACGCCTTCATACTATTTTCTGGATTCAGAACATGATCCCACAACCTTAAAACAAAATTATTACCTAAGAGTAAGGCCATTCCCTGAGAAAAAAGCCAGGCTGAGATTTAATGCTTCAATTTTACCGGACAGGTGGAGCGAGGCGGATGTTAGCCTTAACTCAAACCTATGGGATTATGATGGGACCAGGCACACAGGTTGCCCGGCAGGATATGAGGAAACTGTTTTGATGCCATTCGTTTATAAGAACTTCGTAAAGTTCATAGGGTTTGATGTAATGCCTTCTGAGGGATCCCTCCAAAGCGGTAACATCCTCTTGCAGATTGATGAGGATTATCGCCAGGCGATTGAGATATTAAAAGAACTGGAACCCCAGTCAGAGAGACAGCCACTCTATAGCGTGGCCTGGTAAGCTATGCCATATCCCGATCCTCCCAGTAATACCGGAAGTACTTCAAACTTTCCCGGCCCAGATTCATCTGGAGTAACAAGCGGAAACATAAACGGCAGTGGCAATCCCCAACTGGATGATGGAACAACCGTAGATACTACTGTTGAGTTAGGGGGGCTTCTTCTAGAAGCGCTTCAAGACTTAGCTGACCTGACAGTTAAAACAAGAATTATTCCCTACGCCCCCTCACAAGCCCGTAATACCTATGGCCCCAACTATTACAAGCCCTTAACGGGAGCAACGGGAGCGGATGCCAACACAGTTAACTCATCTTCCCTCACCAGTAAATTTCCAGTTTATAGAATATTTTTTAAGGGGTTAACTGAACCAACTGACATAATGACTCAAAGCGTTTGGTCTATATGCCGACACCAAGGTATTACTGCTGGAGTGGGAAACGAAGCAGGGTTTTATCAAAGAGCCTCAAAAATGACCAGCCTTCATTTTGCTGGCAATAAACACCCGTGGAACCCATTAATTTTACCAGCCAATCCAATCCGAGGAAGCGGTAGCGCACAAATATCTAACGGTAGCGCAACCATGGGAGACAACTATATGCCACTTGAAAATGTGGAAGCTGTTTTTCACCGAAGCATTATTCAAGGAGCCGCTAATATAAGCCATTCAGGGGATAACTATGGGCCTGAAGTAATTAAAAGCAATGCTTATAGAGTTCATCTAAAAAGTGGAGGGACGTTTGATCTTAATGCTGGGGGGTACACCATCACAAGCCAGCCAACTTTGAGAATGATTAAGCCTGACGGGAACTTTGATACCGTTGAGAAAATAGCAAGGCCAACAACGCCATTGGTTTATTTTTATTCCTATGGGGGGCAATATTATACTGGCGATCATCACAAC